ATACGTGGTTCAAAACGTATTCGTTTTCAACTATGCTAAAAATGGCAATGGAAGAGTGGACTTATCAAGTTTATCGGCGATGCTCAAATGGATGGCAACGAGACCCTCCTGCGAAAATATACACCAATATTATATTCGCTTCTGCAGATCACCTAACACCTCGGTTTGTTATGGCAAACAACATCACACACGTGATTAATTGCGCACTTGAAGCAGATAGTCCGGAGTGGTTCAAAAGTTCCAATCCCGAAAAATACTATTGCTTGAATGCCATAGATTCTTTGGACACCAATATCGTCGACCGGTTCGGGGAATTTGAATATGTCATGGATAAGTTCATTCGTGAACCCGATTCTGCCACAGTATTTGTGCACTGTCAATGTGGAATTAACCGAAGTGGTTTTCTCTCACTACTTTACGGATGCAAAAAATTCGGATATTCGTATGACGAGATGGTGAAAATCATTCTAAAGCAGAGACCGTGTGCGTTGACAAATTACGTATTTAAAGCACAGTGTTTTGACTTCGTCAAAAAACTCCAAGGCAAAGATAATGGGAGACAATCCGGTCTGGTCCGATATTAACGGAGATCCAAATCTTACGACTTCGTTAATAGGACCTGATTACAGTTATGCAGACCATGTACCACAACCTTCTTCGCTGGGAGTTGGAAGCGCCGGAAATTTTGGTCAACTTGGAAGAAATGTTGGAGCGATAGGGACTTATGTAGGTGCATTAGTTTCGGGAAATCCTGTTCTTGGAAATCGTTTTTTTGTGAATACTGCCGCACAATGCACAGCCCCCGATGGGTCGCTGCAGTCCAGATTTAACTATATCAATAATATTGCCTCCACGGGAAATCTTCTACCTTCAGGAATCAAGGCTATCGGAGGTGGATTGAAGGGTTTGATTCCCGGTGCGGTTGGCGATATTGCGAGTTTGAACCCAACCTACTTATTTCGCTCTCTTTCCTCTGACGGACTTCCATCGTGCGGGTGTTATAAGTGCGAAGTTACCAGTGGTTCTCAATACCATTTTTTGACGCCCGCACTGAGTCCGGACTACAGTTCTTCTCTATGCCAGCGCGTGGACACTTCATTCTGTATGGCTGAGAAAGAGAGTTTCACGAATCTTGCATCGTCCACAGAAGCTCCGCACGTAGTCATTGCTGTGGGAGCTCTTTTACTGGTTCTAGCTCTTGGTTCAAGGAAATAGGACCCTTAATTTTTAATACTTTCAGGCAATTCATGAAGGGTAGAAAATGGACAACATGTTTCGAATAAAGAAGGCGCGAGAGGTTCCGAGTCGTTCTAAACAACCTGTCTCTGGAACACTAGATTCTATTCACCAGTCCATGATTTCTGACATGCGCGATGTTTCTAGTAGTATAGATTCTCTGAAAGAGCGCGCGGCTCATATTGAGACTGAACTGGAATTGTCGGGTTTGCAAAGTCAACTTAGCGAAATTATAAAAACTAACAAACTCAAAGAAGAACTTTTATCGATACAAAAGAAGTTGGAAGAAGAAGATCCCCTGAAAAATTATTACTTGAAAAACGCCGATATCATGCTTAAATATTACGACGATGCAGAAAAAGTGCAGTCCGTATCGACTACACCTGCCGACATAAATACGTTTGTGAAGTTTCTAGTTTCAAACAATGCGACGCCTGATACTGGAAAGTCTAAGCGCGAACTTTACGAGGAGTACACGACCAGAATGAAAATTAGCATTCCCGAATCCGGAGAACAGACGCAGGTCGTCACTGAACATTGTGAGAAGTGCAATGTTGCCCGCGAAGAGTTATCTGAAGAAGGAATTTTGGTCTGTCCGAAGTGTGGATCGGAAGAGTATATGCTTGTAGTTTCAGACTTCCCGAGTTTTAGAGATCCTCCCAAAGAGCGCAACAACTATGCTTATAAGAAGATTAACCATCTCAATGAAATTTTGAATCAGTTCCAGGCAAAAGAGTCTACGATAATTCCGGAAGAAGTGATGAACGAAGTTGTAATGGAAATTAAGAAGCGCCGTATCAAAAACGTGGCCGAACTCACGGAAAAAGATATGCGCGAAATCTTGAAAAAGTTGAACCGCTCAAAGTATTACGAACACGCGACCCATATTCTTTCAAGACTGAATGGAAACCCTCCGCCAACGATAACTCCTGATATTGAGGAAAAAATACGCACAATGTTCCAGGAAATTCAGGCACCCTTTCTGCTCTACTGTCCCGATGACCGCACCAACTTTCTTTCCTACTCGTACATCTTGTTTAAGTTTTTTGAGTTGCTGGAACTCGACGAGTATAAAGTATATTTCCCTTTACTGAAATCGCGCGATAGGTTGATAGCGCATGATTTCATTTGGAAGAAGATTTGTGAGTATCTCAAGTGGGAGTTTATTCAGAGTGTTTAGCAGTGGATATGGTGTAAGTGAAGTCCTCCGAGCATCTGCCACACAAGTTTATGAGTGAGCATCCATGCCACGCCAAACATTGCCGCGTGAACCATTGCGATGCGAGAAGAAGATGCTCCCGCAGGGAATCTCACAAACACACCAGGGGTGAGAATGTAGAAGAGCGCCGCGGCGTATACAGACATTAACCACATTTATGTTATTGAATGCGAATAAGTTTGGTCACGTTGTCTAACGCATAGTATCAAAAAAACAAACCACCTAATCCATTGACCGCACTATAAGTGTGAACACCGGACATAAATGCACCGTCTGGTTGTTGGTATCTACCAGGCCCGCCGGAGGTTCTAGGTACACCTGAAGAAGAAATTGGATTTCTCTTTTCTATTATAACTCCTTGTTTGTCTTTTTCACTCCAAGCATAGGAATTTTTATCGATCGAGCGTGCGGCGGCTTGCTGTATAATACGCTGGTTTTCAGCGTCTATAAGTGCCTGCTGTCTGGGACTCGGACCCGGCGGTCTTTTTGGGCCTGGGACTGGCGCCTGCGCTTTCTTCTTACCTCCGAATCCCCCTCTCATGGTGCGTCTACGGCGACCTGAACGTTTGCGGGTACGTCTGCGCCCCCCGTACTCTGCCATTTATACATAATCAAGTTTATTTGATGGAAAGAAAATACTATGTTGGTTTGGTCATGTTGCCTAGCGCGGTCCTCTCCCTAATGCCTTTTCTCCGCGATTCAAGGAATCGTAAAAACTTCTGGTCGTACTGAGTACGACTTGTTGTCCATTTTTTGTTGGCGGTAGGTTGTTGATGACATTATCCATATAACGCACATTTGACATATCCCTCTTCAACTGTTCTCGCTCTCTGGGACTCATACCCGGAGGTCTTGGACCTGGATCTGACTTCTTCTTACCTCCAAATCCCCCTCTCGTGGTGCGTCTGCGATTTCTACGGCGCCCTCCCTCCATCTCGCCACCGCGGTGTCTGCGCGTACGTCTGCGTCCTCCGTATTCTGCCATTTATATATTATACACGATTTTAAAATAAGACTCTACTGACATTCGCCTGACCAGAAAGTTCCACAAGTTTGTGCCAGGTTGCATTTTGACGCAGGCGTGTTGAAATTTATTGAATCAGGATTAAAAGGCAGGCACTCCGTAGGATAGGTAGGTCGACATAATCCGTCGATGTACTCCCACTTGTCAGGACACTTTCCGCTCATCTTTTCGACTGACGGAGTGTATACCACCTGGGGATTCACGATAACTTTATAACCAACGAGAAACAATATAGTGAACAGCACCGTTGCCACGGCAGCAAGCATGTAGTTCATTCTTTCTTTGTTATAAGGAAATGGAAATTGCCCGTCAAGTGCTGGATACCTACTTTCGGGATACTACCAATCCACTTGTTCGTCACCATCTAGATTCGTACGCCGATGTGCTCAATAATAAGATCCCGAAGTTTTTGGAGGGGACCAATCCACTCAAACTTGTGATGGGAGATGATCGATCAATTCAAATTTTTATTGGAGGCAAAACTAGCGATAAAATTAGATATCTGCCTCCTACTGACGAACTTGGAAACGCAGTTCTTCCACATACGTGCCGCCTCAATAATACCACCTATGCCTTAAAAATTGTGGCGGATATTATTGTCGAATACCAAATTTCGAAAGATATTGATACTAAAACCTTCAGTAATGTTGTTGTGGGAAGTATTCCTTTAATGTTGAAAAGTTCTCTTTGTTACCTATCTTCAATGACGTCCGATGAACTTTACGCTTCCGGCGAATGCAAATTTGAACTCGGTGGATACTTTATTATTGGTGGTGCCGAAAAGACTTTATTGACTCAAGAAAGATTGGCGGATAACATGTTTTACGCTTCAAAGCGTCGCGTAGTATCGTCTTCCGATTCAGGGAAACGCACTCTTGTGGAAAAGGAATCCGCATCAAAATTAGAAGAGTCCACCAAGGAAGAAAACTTCGAATATCTTGCAAGTATACGTTCTATTTCCGAAGATGGGACAAAAGGTCCTTATTCCCATTTCCTACTCATTCCTCCAAAAAATGCAAAACCGGATGATCCCAAAGTCATTGAAA